GGCCGGAGCCAATTTCTCTAGATCTTCAAGCTGTTGCTTAGTGAGGTCTGCAAGTTCTTGACGTAGTTCTCTTGTCGTCCCGCCGGCGGCCTTCAGTGCGTCTAACTGTGCTGCAAAAGCTGCAGCATCAAAAGTAGGCGGTGGCATAACAAATTCCCTTCAGTTATAAACTAATTAGTTTTTGCAAAAAAAAACAGGGCTACGAGCCCTGTCTATTTCTCCCCATCATCTGTGGAGGGGGAGCGGGTTGATTGTGTGATGCAAGTGTCTGCGTTGTGCTGGAGCCTCCTGATGTGCTCTGCATCGCATCTTTTTCGTCTTCAAGTTGCTTAATAAGCCTTTTTACAAACCACTCACGCAATTTTACGGGGAGACTGTAGGATTCAAAAAATGACCACCCACCAGAATATTTTAAAAAGAAGAACTGCTCATACACATTCTCCATGTACTCATTGGTCAAGCCAAAAAAAGTCCGCAGAAAGCGGGACCTCCATGTCTTGCGTGTGATTACATTCGTTACACTCAAAGTGCTGAGTTAAATCTACGTTAGGGGCTGCAAGACGATACGCGAGCCGCAGTTGTCGAGAATCCATAGAAGGCATGTTTTCAACCAAATATTTAATTGCGTCCGGTGAAGAATCGTCATCAACTGAAACAATCATCGCGAATAGCTGTCTTGTTATATTTCGTTCTGCTTCATTTTTTCGTTTACGATCTCGCTCCATGCCAGTAACAAATGTTTTTTCGTGTCGGCCTGTTAGTAATTTAAATACCACACGCAATTCAGTTCTGGGGAGTCGGACTGTAAAAGTTCCATTATCATTCGACACAACATTTAAATCTGCTATGTTCTCTCCTTCGTATATATTGGCCTCATTTAAATCGAAAGCATATTCCTGTTGTGTGCCACACCCAGGGCATCCTACTTTTGTCTCATATATATGCCCGTAGCCAGAAACGCGCATTGCAATAATAATTGCATTTCGATCTCCGATAAGCAACGACTCCGGATCTATTCTTTTGTCGACAATAATGTTTTTTATAACTCTATCAAGTGCAACTCCTTTTTTAAGGAGCGCTCTCGACGTGAGAATATCCTCTTCTTTCGCCGTCATTTGACGAATTTCAATATTTTCCTCTCCGCGGAGGGGATGACCTTCGGGATAAAACTTACCCCTTGAAGGAAGTTCCACAAATTCTGTGGGAACGACAAACGAAAAACCACCACCGCCATCACTTTGTGTCATTTGCGGAGGAGGGCTTGTGTCGTGCTGTTGAACGCCGCCTAGGCGATCTCTGTTTCTAGACAATATACACCTCTTTTTTATCTATTATACGTTGAAGAACTCTGTGCCACCATCACCAGCAACAAGAACAGAACCATCATTGTATGTCTGAACGCGTGCCCAGTCGTATTTAAGGGTAACGGACATTTCTGTCAAATCATCAGTACCATATGCCAAGGAATCTCCAAACTTCACATCACTAATGAATGAGTTCCAAAGAGTCCACTTTTCTAAAGCATCTCCGTTTGAATCAATCTGCGTAATAATTACGGTTCCCAGAGCGTTGGCAGCTTTTGCCTTAGAAATGGTTCCCATGCTATCAGTAGTTGAGTCGGTAGGCGGAGAATATCCTGATTGAACTAAAATATCCGCGAACGTGGCTGCCATATCGGGATCAACAGGGTCAACGAGCGTAACAGTAATATCTGCCCATGTTACTTTGCCAGGATACTTAAAAACATGATTTAAATAATTATGTTCGATGCCCTCAACTGTAAAGCTGGGCTTTGCAGCTGTCTTGGCATACCACAGGGTGGCACCGCCTTGGGGAGCGTTAATGCCCTGAAACTCTACGTAAAATCTAAATTGTCTCTTGGGATCTTTTAGCTCGGTGCTCTCACCGAAATTTGTTGACCAGAATGGCATGTGTTAAAACTCCTATATTCTATTTTTAAATAGTGTAGTGAGGGAAAAATCCCCCATATCTTTAATCATCAAATGAAGCTCCCGTCGACATGATAACGAAGTCTATGGCAATGTATTCAATTGCGCGAGCTGGCTTAATCATAATCTTGGCATATAAAATGTTCTGATCGATAAGATCAGGAGTCGTCGTGGATTCATCAAGAATCAACTTGTAGTCAGTGATGCCAAAATCAGTTTTAACATTAGCTAAGAACGGTTCGACCAGGGCAATGAAACGATTCCATGTGGCCTGCACATTTTGTTCAAAAAGAATCTGCGTCGAAAGAATGGAAATCTGCTTCTTCAAGTAGATTACAAGTCTACGCACATTGATTCTATCAAGCGCTGACCGACGTTCCTGCAGTGTCTTCTGACCAAAAACAACTATTCCGCTGGATGGGAAAGAAGCAATGGGATTGATAGCGGCTTCATAGAGAGTGTCCCGCTCTTTCGAAGTAAGACGCTGAGCCACACCCACCACTGGGATTCCGGCAGCACCCTCTGAAAGACCGCCGCGGTTGAAGCCTGCAGGAGCAAACCAAATCTGTGACCTCTTCTCGGAAGAAGCTAAAACACCCAACATAGCAACGGAAGGTGGAATCCAAAGCATTCTACCAGTTAACTCGTCGCGGGTTTGCACCCAAGGATAGAATGTGCAACCGTAGCTTGAATCGATTCTTCTATCTCGAAGAGCATTCGCAGCATTTACAGGTGTGCTTTGGAAGCGATTCGCCTTGCTGGACTGATATTCTTCAGATGCTGGTACATACACATTCGGGAGGTCAATGACAGCTAACGCATCGGCGCGCTCCTCACAGACCCTGATCGCATGAGTAGTCAAAGCCGCTGTGGTAAGACCAGGCAGAGACAATAGATTCATATTGATATACTCGGGGTCTGCCACTGTGTCTATCGCACGCTTAAAAGTATGATACACATAACTGTTATCTTCTGTAGCCGTGGACGCTATTCCCTTGTTATAAAGCGGATCGGGCTTCTTGATATCAAACCCATCAAATCCACCCCACATAGGCGCTGTAAAGCTATTGATGCCGGCGTCTAACAAGTTTGAATAAGACGCAGACGTGTAGGAAGTTTCAAGCACACGAGAGCCGGACTGATAGAAATAATCCGTTCCGCCAGCAGTTTTCAAAACGATGTCGTCAAGAGAGAACACGTATGCATAATCTTCTACACCTCTTACGCTGAAAGGATTTGTAGCATTCTGGCCACCTCCACCGGTATAACCTTGATACAGTAACCGGTGGTAATCTGGAATACTGGCATCAGCGGTGGTGCTCGTAGCCTCTCTGGTGGTCTGCATTCCAAAATATGCGTCAGACGCATCGGTCAAACCACCATCAGAAGCTGAGGTACGAAGCCTTACGACGGGGAAGACCAACGATGCTGTTAAGTCCCCCATTCCGCCGGCGCCGGCAGCTCCCGACATGTTCATCCCACCGGAAAGATAAATGTTGCCTTTGAACTGACCACTACCGGAAGTCGCAACGATACCAGCACCGCCCGTCACAAAGAAGTTAGCGAGGACGCGTGCATTATCGTCTGTCTGGCCATCGTAGTTCTGGTGCCCTTTCGGACTAAAATTAAATGCTCCAGTGGTGCTAAGATCGAACATAGACCTAAAGCGGGGTGGGCCGAAATAGCCGAACGGAAGGAGAGTAGGATCGGTTGCGCCCGCGTCCACGTCGCTGTTCACATCAACATACACAAACTTTGAATTATTGTTATATTCTCCGTATGTCCTCAGCCGTCTTTCAGTTGCGTTCCAAGAAGTATATTTGTCGCCAATTACGCGCCCAATATAACTGGGAGAAGTGGGGTCAAGGTTAAGATTGTCCCATCTTTCCATTACCTGTACAGTATTATCGGTATCATCGATATTGCGAAGCAACAGAGAGAATGTACCATAATCAGTGATAGTAGTAGTCGACGCCTTAACATTGGTAATAGAAACTTTAATGTTCCTGTTGATCCACGCGCCATGGCCGCGGCCAATTAAGCGAAATAGTTTTTGCTTCCTGAACGGGACATAACTGGTAGGCGCACCAAGATCCTGACCGATAAACCAACCAGTTCTTGCTTCATAAGAAGCCTGTGGGCGCATATTCCAGGGGCCTTGTGAACTTCCGCTAGAAATCGCCATCATACAACCAAGCGCTTTGCCAGTTAGACTATTATCTCTTAACTCCTGCTCAAAGGTCTCTCCCAGCCAATAGGACTTGGCTGAGGCTCTCCCAGAATAGAAGGTAGCGCCACTTACGAGTTGTGGGTTGGTGTTGAACTTTTTACGAATAAAGTTACTATTTGAATCATCAAATCCAAAACTAATTTTCTCTGATTCTAGCTGTTGGGTACCGCTCACAACTATAGTAAAAAGATTATTGCTATCGGTTCCAATAACAACGTTATTAGAGCCGGTCGTGGAAACTCGGCTCGCGTCAACGAAAGGAAGTCCTTGCGGTACCGCGCCTCCATAAACCGTACCACTAAGATATATGGTACCATCATCAATATAAAAAATGGCTGCGAGACTACCTGTCGCCAAGTTAGCTGCAACGGTGTTGTTCGATTGAGATGTAAACAGCCACAGACCATAAGCGCCCCCGTTAGTTGCGGGTGCGACGGCGGGCCCTTGAGTGGTTTCCCAGCCGGCTGCGGCATCTCCGGCCGCGCTATTGCCCGCGGTCGTCTCTTGTCCTAATAGGCGAACATATGTAAGAGGAGCCACGTTCGCATTTAAAAACGCCTTAGCGGCGTAAGTTCCATACATGGGAGATTGAAGGTTCCCCTCGCGGTAAATGTCACCACCGCCAAAACCAGGGACTGTATCTCCAAACATTTCAACAAAATCTGAGTAAGATTGAACGGTTACTGGCTGCATTGCCAAACCTCGGCGTGACCGGCCAATTACAACGGGACCAATAATATCTGCTGATTCGGGAATGAAGGAATTATCAATTTCATTGATAAACACCCCGGGAGAGACGAATTTAAAACTTTTCACTGACATACTGTGTTCCTCTTATCGAAATGTGCATAAATGTAGTGCAATCGTTAATTAAATAGTATTTTCAATCTCAAAAGGAGTTCCTGAACTAAAGAAAAAAAGTCTCGTTACCTTCAGGAACTGCCTCTTCGTTGGGAAAAGTTATCTCAACAACATTTTCGTGTATTCGAACGAGGGGTCGATCATCGCTTTCACCCTCACCAATAAGATACCCTAACACCTTAATAGTGATTTCGGAAGTGTACATTCTCATCTCCTCACCAAGATCATTTACATTATTGGATTGCGTGAAGCTCTGGTCTATAAACCCTTCATATAAATGACCATTTCTTCTCATGGTAAACGCATTAATTTGCCCTGTTCGACCAATAAATGGCGACACCATTGTATTCATTTGTTGCTGGTATTCTGATTTTAAAGTAATCTTATAATCGATGTTCACATACACAGGAATGGGGATTGAAAGCATTTTGATAACTATTTTTTTATTGACTCTCGGATAATAAAGTTGCTTTGTGCCCCCTGTTTGGTCTCCTCTTGTCCCGGCCGCAACTGCATAATTTCTTGTTTTGTCCTGAACAATCTTTTTAGCAATCACCATTCTGCCGCTTCTACCGTCTTTCTCATCAGAATATAAATTGGCCTGAAATGATCCTTTTCTATTTGGATCTTTCGTCACACCGGTGCGCTCAACGCTTATCAACGGTAATTTTAAAGCCCCCGATTCGTCTCTTAGTTCTTTTTTATTTTTAATCTGAAAAGACCTTTCCGGAACCTGCCAAAGCACTGGGGTCTTTATAAAGCCTTCATTAGTCGTGGTGCTGATAGACAAATCTTCCTTGACCCAAGACATAATAGCATAATCTATATTTTCAAGCGTGGATTCTAACATTCCTGTTTCTTTCAAGGTGATAGCATCCTTGCCTGTTGGAAGCATCGCAAAATCGAAGTTCTTAGGTAGCATCAAATAGTCCCTTCCGCGCTCTCTTACAAATAGCTGAAATTTCAAAGATGTGGTTAATTTGTCCAAACAGCTGCTTATTGTAAGATAACTTAACTATTTCATAGTAATTGTCTCCGTAGAGAACAAAATCACCTTCGCGGACATACATATTTTGATCTTCCTCAAGTCTTCTTTTGTGAAAATGAACACTAATTTCCCATACTTTATCAATTCCTACACCAGCCATGTAATCTGTTTCAAATGTTGTAAATTCAACTAAAGCATAAATCCTGACAGGGGGCAAAAACGTTTTTCTGATAGCTTCCCCGTATAGCTCATGAAAGTTGGTCGTTTCTAGATCAATGGGGTAATACAGAACTTGTTGACCAATTACTTTTTCAATTAACTCGTTGTTAACTTGTTTAACGAGATCTCTTTCTTTCTCACCTAAAAATAGGGGCGGTGGCAGTGTTGGTTTTTCCCATTCATTCATTATCTATTACCCCACAAAAATTGGCAACGGAGAGTTTTTCAACGTTGTTGCTGCAGCCTCTGCCCTTTCACTATCTCGCTTAACTAGTTCAGTATACTCCATCTCCTTTAGCGTCTCAATAAGTTTGTCTTTCAAATCGGTTTGCTCGTCTTTGGCTTGGCTAAGGAGTTCAGACCAA